GGCTGGAGCTTCTCCAGGAGCAGTTGTTGGTGTATTCTGGGGTGCTGAGTACTCAGATAATTCAAGTGGGGACGTTAAATTTGTACGTTCGATTGCCGCAGGCACAGTTGCAAAAGCAAAATTTAAATGCTTTGTCTATGATGACCCAAACACTTTGTTTAAGATTCAAGCAGACCAAGCTGCTACAGCTATTGCTGCTGCAGACGTGGGCAAAAACGTACAAATCGTAGCAGCCCCTACTGGCTCAACAGTAACATTCAAATCAGGTCTAGTAGCTGATTCAAGTACTAAAGCAACCACAAACACTTTTCCACTACAAATTTTAGGTAGTGCACAAGATGATTTAGGTTTTACAAGTGCTGGAACTACTATGGACATCATGGTTAGAATTAACACTCACCAACATCGTAACGGCGCTACAGGCGTTACAGGTATATAATATAAGGAGTAAATAATTATGGCTATATCAAGAGGTCAGATCCTTAAAGAATTAGTACCTGGCTTACACGCGATTTTCGGAACTGAATATAGCAGATACGAAAACGAGCATGCCGTACTATTCGATGAGGAATCATCAAACAGAGCTTTCGAAGAAGAAGTCCTATTTCCAGGATTTGGCGAAGCTTCTGTAAAATTTGAAGGTCAAGCAGTAAACTATGCTGATACTGGAGAAGGTTGGGTAGCAAGATACAATCATGAGACTATCGCTATGGCATTCTCAATTACTGAGGAAGCTATGGAAGATAATCTTTATGACAAGATGTCTACCAGACTAACAAAAGCATTAGCTAGATCAATGGCTTCGGCTAAACAAACTAAAGCAGCTAACGTATTCAACAATGCTTTCTCAGCTACTCAATTAGGTGGCGACGGTAAAGTATTAGCAGCTACTGATCACCCACTACAAAGTGGTTCGACACAAGCAAATACGTTCACAACACAAGCAGAACTTTCAGAAACATCTCTGGAAGATGCGTTAATTGGTATCGCAGGATTTACTGATGATAGAGATATTCCAATCGCTCTACAAGGTAAAACTTTGCACATTCCAAGACAACTTGTGTTTGTTGCGGAAAGACTAATGGCGTCTCCGTACAGACCTGGAACTGCAGACAATGATGTAAACGCACTAGTATCTAAAGGGATGCTACCAGGCGGTTACCACATTAACCACAGATTCACTGGTCAGAAGCGTTGGTTCATCAGAACAGATTCTCCACACGGAATGAAGATGTTCACAAGATCACCAATCAACACTTCAATGGAAGGTGACTTCGAAACAGGAAATGTAAGATACAAAGCTAGAGAGAGATACTCATTTGGGTTCTCTGACTGGAGAGGTATCTGGGGTTCAAACCCATCCTAAACACTATGGGGGCGGCGTAAAAACTGCCCCCTTTATAAACCCATAGACTGCGTAAGCAGACTGAACAACAAGGAGTAAGACAATGGGATCAACTACTTTTTCGGGCCCGATCAAAGCGGGCACAATTAAAGATACGACAGGAACTGACTTAGGTAAGAACGTAAAGAATACTGGTCAAGTTGTAATGTCACAAACATTTGCTATAGACTTATCTAGCGGTGCATTATCTGCACAAGAAACAGATGTAGTAATACCAGCAAACTCACAAATTATTGATTGTGTATTTGATGTAATTACAGCAGCTAGTGGTACTACTAATATTAGTATTGGTGATACTGTAGGTGGAGCAGCAACTATCGTTAACACTTTTGCGAGTGGAACAAACGCAGGTAGAATCAGACCAACTACACAAGCTGGTGGAGCATTAGCTTGGGAAGATGTTGGATCAAGTGACATCAAGTTAACTGTAACTACTTCAGCAGCAACAAGTGCTGGTGAAATAAGAGTAACTATTTTATACTCACAAAATACTAACTTAGGTTAATTAATCAAGGGGGCAGCAATGTCCCCTAATTTTTAGGAGAATAAAATGAGTTTTTCAACAGACGTAAAAGCAACCAGAGCAACAGGTAATGGAACTATCTTTGCAGGGCGAACTAGACTCAGAGGTGTTATCGTAGTAAGTGATGGCGCTGGAGCAGGTTCAGTTCTTCTTAGAGATAATGATGACCAAACTGTAATACAGTTTGATATACCAAACGGTGATGTATTTGCTTTTAATTTACCAACAGATGGAGTAGTATTTCCTGATGGAATGAAAGTCCACAGTTTCACTAACGTAACATCTATTACAGTCTTCCATGACTAATGATGAGATGCAGAACAAGTTAGAGATAATTGAAATGAAAGGTGAATTAAAATTACTTCATCAAAAAATAGATACTATTAAATCCAATGATTTAGTTCATATGGAAAAAGCTATCAACGGTATTAACAAAGTATTATGGACAGTTGGGGTAATGGTATTTGCACAATTTATTTGGTTAATCAAAACTGTTCTTATGGGATAGGAGTCTAGATGGTTACATCTGGTACACATACATTTAATTTAGATAGCGCCCAAATTATAGAAGAGGCGTTTGAGAGAATTGGCCAGCAAGCTAAGACTGGTAATGATTTAAGAACTGCAAGACGTTCTTTAAATTTAATACTAACTAAGTGGGTCAATGATGGGGTTAATTTATTTACTCTTGATCTAGAGACAATTAATATGACTAAGGATCAAGATCATATTACTGTATCTGCATCCTCACGCCTCGATATATTAGACGCTACTATTAGAAACAATTCAGATACAAATAATCCACAAGATGTATCTATGGAAAGAATTAGTCTTAGTGACTATTTACAAATACCAACTAAAAAAGACACAGGCAAACCTGTACAATTTGCCGTAGAAAGAAACGCACAATTTACTTCAACTGGAACTGCTAATCATAAGATTTACTTATGGCCAATACCAGATCAAACGTACTATCAAATGTTAGCATGGTCTATCAAATACCCCCAAGATGTATCAGCAACATATACACAAAATCCAGAAATACCAAGAAGATATTTACCAGCTTTGATAAGTGCATTAGCTGTAGAATTAGCAATTAAATTTGCACCCGATAGATTAAATGTTTTGAAACCACTTTATGATGAAGAGTGGATGAAAGCAAAAGAGGAAGATAGAGAAAGAGTCAGCTTTACCGTACAACCACAGGTTTACTAATGGCTAGATATGCTAAAGGCAGAAGAGCGGTTTTAATAGATGACCGTTCTGGTTTCAAGATTAGATATAAAGATGCTCGTACAGAATGGACAGGAACGCGAGTACATAAAGGTGACTTTGAGTCTAAACATCCACAATTAGAACCACAAAAATATATACCAGCTCCTCGTGGTAACGCTTTATTTAAACCACGAACTGATAATGATAGTGTACCTACTACTATACCATTAGGTCCTCTTCACGGAAAATTTTCTGCTGGAGCTGTAACTAATATTGGTAAACCAGTATTAAGTATAAGTGAAGAAGCAAATGGTTTACAACTAAATACTTCAAGAGGTACGATAGGTATAGCCTTAGTACAACCTGTTACAGGTTTATCAACTACATCAGATATTCTTGGTAGAACAATTACAAAAACTGTAACAGTTGTTTCTTCAGGTGGAAACAAATACGCTATTGATGGAGTTACTCAAGCTACATTAAATTTATTTGAAGGTAATACATACATCTTTGATGGATCAGATTCTTCAGTTGCATCACATCCATTTTTATTAAGTGCTACACCTAATGGTACACATGGTGGAGGAACTACGTACAATACAGGTGTTACTTATCAATTAGATGGTTCAACTGTTACCCAATCTGCTTACGTATCGGGATACGCAAGTGCTACTACTAGAACTTTAACAATAGCAGTAGCTAGCGGAGCACCAACTTTATACTACTATTGTCATGTTCATTCTGGAATGGGCGCTCAAGCTAATACACCAGATGCTCCTGTATTTATCAACACAACAGAAAATGCTAATGGATTGCAGCTAACAGCATCACAAGGTAGTGTAACTAAATTAATAGGACAACCTTTAACAGGCATAGCGGCAAATGCTCAACAAGGAACTGTAACTTTAAATAGCACAGAAGATGCTAATGGGTTGCAGGCTACTGCGTCTATAGGATCTGTAATAATTAATACTACAGAAGATGCATTAGGATTAGAAGCAACTGCTCAACAAGGAAC